TAATTTGTCTGTGCCTGTGCTTTACCATTCTTCCATACAAAAACTCTCATTTCACTCATTAACCTTTTTGATTGGATTGTAACAGATTTTTCACGGACATACTCCATCATCTTGGCAATTACAAGAGGACGAGTTCTCATCGACATTGTAAAGCCTGGTACAAGCTGGTCTCTTTCATATTTGGTCATATAAGATTCAACTGTATCCATTTGACTTTTTGGACTGTAGTATAAATTACGGTATTCTCGTTCTAAAACCTGTTCTATAGTAGCCCATCCAATATTTGCATTTTCCACTACTAGCAGTGCATCATTATATTCTGAGGCGATTGCAACTAATACATTTCCGAAATCTTTAGGAGAAAGTTTTCCTTTATATTCCGCAACTTGAACGGCTTGTTCTATATCAAATACATGGAATGCGGAATAATCTTGAGAGTCTCCTCGAGCAACATCCGCTACAACCATATAGGATTTACTGTAATCTACTCCTTCCCAAATCCATAAATTACCATCTACTCCTCTTCTTTCTAAAGGATCTCTTTGATAGGTTTGTTCATAGAATGTAAGATCTTCTGGTTCAAATACGGTATCTCCAGAGGCAAGGAAATCACAATCACATTCCTGTCCGGCCATTCTAGGACCTAAGTCTCTATCCTGTTGATCTCTCCATGATTGATCTCTTTCCGGATGCACTGTCCAGGGAAGTCTTATAGGTAGAAATGAATTCTCCCCGGTTTCTGCTCTTTCCCATGTTTGATGAAACCAGTTACCAATACCGTTAGGAGTTGAAAGAGCCATACATTGACCCCCGGTTGCAAGTGTCTGCTGTGCAGCAGTAAAGGTCTCCTCAATATTATCTATAAAGGCGGCCTCATCTATAAGCAACAAGGATACCGCTTCAGATCTAGCAGCATCTGCATTAGATGATTTTGCTGTTATTTTTGATCCGTTTTTGAGCCTTAAAGATAATTTATTCTTTTCTACAGCCGGCAATCTTAACCATTTAGGTAGCTCATCATACATAAACATTGTCTTGGTAACAAGGTTTCGAGCTGTTGCCTGAGTGGTTGCAAGTGCAAGTACGTTTTTATCTTTATGGAAGAGCATTAGCCATAGACTATATGCTGCAGCTAGAGTTGAGATACCAAGCTGTCTAGATTTAAGAGTAATAATAAATTGATTATCCTTAAATAAATGTAGTACTTCTGACTGGAAAGGGTATAGATTAAAAAGAATTCTACCTCGAGTAGGGTGCTGGATATGACAGTACTTCTTCATGAAGTACGCCGGATCTTTAGCGCACTTGATGTACTCTTGTGCGATTATCTTCTTTATGTCTTGTGCCATAACTATTTATTAGCCAAAAATAGATTTAAAATCAACTGCGATTTCTCCTCCTTTTATTTCTACTCATTCCAGTAGATTTGCTTGTTTTAGCTTATCAAAATCTATATAGAAAAAATGAATACTACCTTCAAATAATGCACTTGCAATATACCCTTCATCTCCTGGTTTTGTTTTAAACTTACTCATAACCATTCTAGATAATACTGCCTTAGCAGCATTTATAGGGCTGTCAGGGTTTTCTAATTCGGTTCCTAGTATATCTATTTTTTCTTTTATATTTCTTATTAATTCAAATTTTTCTGCTTCTTGAGACAGTAGTCCTGAGTCTTTTACTTTAAAAATCTCTGTAAAGGCTTGGAGAAGTTCTCCAGGATTAAAGTTTGTCGAAGTAATAGCCTTTGCTTTACTTTCTAAATTTAATACCTTAATCAACGAATGAAATCCAAATATAATATTAAGTAATCTAATATTTGATTTTTGACTAGCAAACTTACCTAGCTTAATTTTACCGCTGTGTTTTCCGTACGCTTTTACTTCAACTCTCTTCTTATCGATCATTAAATCTGGATTATCAGATCCTCTGGTATCGTATGTGGTAAGAGGTGTTTTTTGATGTTGATATAACCAGTATATACTTAATTCTCCAGGTCCAACTGATTGATCAGGAGATAATTTAAATATTTTTTTGTAATTTTCTAAATCTTTAGGATCTACTTCCACAGTATCTGATCCAGCCGGAACAGTATATTTACCGAATACCTCAGGTATCTTACCTAAAGATTTAATGATATGCTGGTCATATTGATTTGATTCCTCACTAATAATCTGCTCTTGACTACCAGCAAGTTCATTTATCAAATTGTCTAATATAGCTTTATCTTCCGGATTGTTAATATCCGGCACTCCTGATTTAGTTCTCCAGGACCATTCTGTATATAGTTTATCTGTGACGTTCATATTATGCTTCTGGTTCTTCTCCTGCTTCAAAGTCTATTTCTTCTCCTCCAAGATCTTCTCCTCCGCCGGCTTCTTCACCCCCTTCGGCTCCTGGTTCAGTAAAGGCTGCTTCTTCTCCGCCGCCTCCTTCTTCTCCGGGGAATTCTCCTCCGCCTCCTCCCCCTCCGAAGTCAGCTTCACCGCCTTCTGCTTCGCCTTCTTCACCGGCTCCTTTTAAAGGTGCTTCTTTATAAAGTCGGGCAAGTCTATCTAATGCCTGCTGAAAGTCACTGATTTGACCTAGAGCATAATTTTTGCCTTGGATCTGAGCAGTAAAGTTTTTACCGGTCCATTCTAGGGTGAAATCTTGGCCGTTTACAAGATTGACTCTAAAAGAGGTTGGCTTAGGAGAAATCCAGTCAATTGTATCAACAAATTCTTTAAAGTCTTCTGTCATCAAGCGAACTAAAGTTGCTTTAAGAGTAGGAAACTTTTCAAGCATTGTATCGGTTGCATCTTCTAGAACTGTTTCTTCTGATGCTTTTTCATCACCGATTGGGTCTTGAGGTACCGGCTCTTCAGCCTCTCTTAAAAGCTCGATGTATGACTGTTCGATTATACTTTTTAATTGACTTACTTTCATAATATTTTAGTTATTTCTGCAGTGATCTTTTCCGGTCAAAAATGGTCTTTTACATTGGTTAGAGGAGTTAATTTACCATTTACCATCTTATGAGGAATACCATTCTTCATAATATACTTTCCTGGTTTTTTAGGCTCTTGTGCTTTTAAAGTAGCTTTTAGTTCTGGGTTCTTTTCAGTACCTTTTGAGATGGTTTTGCTTCTACCTTGTCCGGTTCCAAATCCGGTTGGTTGTGCTTCTTGTAATCGAGAAAAGAAATCTTTAGCTAATTGTTTGTATTCCTCTACTTCATCTTTATCTAAATACCTCAGTGTTTTTGTATAATAGTACTTTAGATCATCAAAGTAAAGTTTAGCACCCTTAGAAGCTTCCTGCATCTCTTCCTTTCTCTTACCGAAAGTTTTATGAACTAAAGTATCTAATTTTTTATGGAATTTTTCTTCCTCTTCAGCTGAGGCTCCTTCTTTTCTTTCAAAGTACACATCATCGTCAGCCATATCAATTACTTCCATAGCTTGATTTGCTACTTCATCACTATAGCTGTTATAAAAGTCTTTAAAGAGAGAAGCTGTAGCAGATCTTCCGCCCATTACTCTAGCACCTTTTATGCTTGCATATTCTATAGCTGCTTTCTTTAGTTCTGGATCTCCATTAAAATAATGGTTTACAATCTGATCTATTCTTTCTTCAAAATCGTGAGTAACAGCTTCGTTAACTCCTTTTTTACCTTCTAAAGCTAACTGGTCGATGGCTGGTTGTTTTTCTTCAAACTCTAGGTAATGCTGTGCTTTTGAAATGTAATCTCTTGCAAGGATTACTTTTGATTGCCACCAATTCGGGAAATCAACTTCCGCATCCATTTTGTCGTATTTGTCCAGCTGCTTGTAGAGCTTAGCTGCATAAGTAGCAATATCGTAAGCATATTGTTTTAGCATATCCGGTTCATCATCTTGATGTCCTACATCAATATCTCCTCCATTATCGTGAGAAACATTTTCTCCTTTAAAGTTCGCAATAGCGTCAGCATAAGGTACCTTCTTCCCTGTTTTTAAAAACTCTACTTCCCAAGTAGTTTCATCTTCTAGATCGTGTTTATGAAGTTTAACTGGTCTGCCGGCATAAGTTGCTCCTTCTGCAAATAAGTCTAAATTTGTATCTACTACCTCAATATCGTTAGCTCCAAAATCTTCTAATACATCGTAGGCAGTTTGCTCGTCGGTAAAATAATAAACATTAGAT